AGCACCTGATTAGGAAGCGTAAGATTATTCCCATCTTCGAAGCTATCAAGAGTGATATACCCGAGGCTTGAAATAGCCGTTGATGCTGTGTAATTGATGCCAGCAATTGTCCAGTGCTGATTACCAAACCTGTCAGTGTATGTATGAGCAGGCGATGTAACGAATTCGTCAATTTTCCCGGCGTTAAACTTCAGATCGCGCGGTGATTCGCTTGGAACAGGTAAATTGGTAGGTTGTGTGCTCATAAAATCCATTCTCCAGGAATGCTATCTAATTCTGCCTCAGCCTTTATTCTTGCTGCCGCTGCGTCATTAATGTTTTGGAAGAGACCAAGATGAATATTCCTGCCATTAACAAATATCCTTGCTCTCCATTTGCATTGTTGTTTGCACCAGTAAACACCAGGTACCCCGGAGGTATTGGTGCTAATGTTGCATGAATTTTGTCTTCTGGTAGCAAGCCTTAAATTTTCTAGTCTGTTATCTAATTTAATTCTGTTAATGTGGTCGATTTCCATATTCTGAGGGATTGGGCCGTTATGCATCTCCCAAATAATTCTGTGAACAGGTCGTAAAACTCCATATGCTTTTACTATTAAATATCCTCGGTGATGAAGATATCCAGCCTTGCTTCCTTTCTTTGCTCGTCCCTGCCTTTGTATCTTCCAGAACAAATTGCCATTTTCGTAATTAAATAATTAATTCCAGTTCATATTGATTCCATAAAAAAACCCGGCACGGTGGCCGGGTTCGGTTGGTCGGGGGCGGTTCTTATTGGTAGATGGCGTCGCTGTACTCCGCGACGGTCAGAGATACCGTGTTGTCTGTGTTCGGTTTGATGCTGTTGACCGTCCATAGTTGACTGTCCAGTTCCTCCACTGTCGCAATGAGGTAGCGCGACGGGAGCTGCACAGTGTCTCCGTTCCATATATTGAGCTGAATGTCGGGTATTGCCGCGGTGAAGCCGTACTTCGTGTCGCTGCGGGCGGTGGCCGGATAGCGCAGTGGCCTGAGCGAATTCATCTGAGGAGTTGATGGTTGCGGCAGTACCCGGAAGTAGCGCAGCGGCCGTAGTGCGGGTTTCGGTCTTGTACAGAGACTGACCGTCGATATTAACGCGACGATAACGTGGCATTATTCCGGCTCCTTACTTAAAGTGTTCGTCTGCGGCAGGTGCGCCGGTTTCTTTGTGCTGTTGAGCATTGTTGGTGCCCAGCGGAGCAGCTTCGCCCAGCGACTTGAACATTGCGTCCAGGGAATCGCCAGAAAGCGCGTTGGCCACGATGTCACCATGGACCTTAGCAACCGCGTCACGCTTGGCTTTCTCTTCAGCGCGTGAGTTGGCGGTCAGGGTGTCAGCGAGTTGCTTCTGGTTGGCCTGTAGCGCATCAACCTTTTCCGCGAGAGGCTTAATAGCCGCTTCAGTATTGGTCGCAACAGCCTGGCCGATCATGCTGCCGATTTGTTCCAGTTCTTCTTTGGTTAAAGGCATGTCGCCCTCCGTTTTGTGGTTTGGTGCAGGCTGTTCCTGCGGTGTGAATAGAGCTTTGAATTTGTTAGCTACGACTGAGACCCACGACTCCTGGCGCGCTACTGCGGTGCCGGTATCGTCGAAGGTGATAACTCCGCCCTCAGACTTGTAGCCAAACACCTCAGCGGTGCCGCCGTTGCGGATGATTACCGCTTGCGATTCAGTGAAATCAGCAACCCATGCGTATTCATCCGCGCCCGCCGCAAACTTCGCTTTGGCTGCGCGATCGAGACGCTGCTCGCGCTCCCGGTAGGATTCCCCCACCAGCGCGCCAGAGTTAGCCTTGAGCGGTTGAGCCAGATCGGCATTGACCATCAGGCCAACTCCCTGCTCAGGGGTTGCAGCCCCAACTTCGTGCAACAGGATCGCGTCGTGGTCCATGCGATGGATGTCGGCAACCCACTCCGCACCTGTTGCGCGCTCCTGCTCGTTCGGCTCAAGCTGATCGAGGAAAGCGGCCACGCTGGTATGAATCGGCGGAACGTCTTCACCGCGCTCAATGGCAGCGACACGTTCAAGCAGTTCCCTGCCACCTTCAGACTCTCTGGCCCTGGCCACATCAACCCACTTTTCGAGATAGATGCGATTACCGGACTTCTTAACGTTGCGGTTCCAGGCGCCGATATGGCCTGCGTTAATCCCCTCTGGTGAGAAAGCAGACACGAACTGACCGTTAACCTGAGGATGCCCAAGCGGTGCCAGGGTACCCTCCAGCCCCTGATAGTGGGCGTCGATTTGCTCTTGCGTGTACAGCCCGCCATTCATGACGACGTTCGCCGGCAGCGTGTAACTCGGCAGCACCAGATGCTCGCGATCGTTGTATGTTTCGCGCCTGATAGACTGGCTGTTCACCTTCGTGGTGATATTGACCTGCATAGGCATAGTTATTTCTCCGCCCAGGCGTAACCGCGCGCCTGCATCGATTTATATTCCTGTTTGAGTTTCGTGATGGTGTCCGGGTATTCCGGATTACCGTCCGCATCCACCAGCACCGACTGCTGGCTGCATTTGCAGTTGATGGAGTTGCCATCTTTGCTGTACCAGTCACGCACCTCTTCGTTGGTGTAGAGGTGGGCATGGCGCACTGCGTGGGTATGACGGGTTGTCGGTGACAGCGCCGAGATGTGAACAAGCAGCGTTTTCAGGCCGTAGAGGTCATTCGCCTCCTGGTCTTCATCCCACTTAGCCCTGCGCAGCGCGGTGGTCACTTCTGTACGCGCGATTCTGTTAGCCCGGCGCTTCTCGATGCCGGTCTGGTCTGTCAGGTTGCGGGCAATAGCCAGCGGATTGAGCCCGCGCCCTACACCATCAGTCAGCACGCGCGCCATATCTCGCTTAACGTCAGCAGTCAGCCCCTTCATTTCCTCAAATACACGCGCATGCACCAGCGCCATACGTTGCTGATATGGGTCGCTTGCGAGGATGGACGCTAACGACTCACGACCAGCGGCGTACACCGGCGACTGCTGGCTGAGGTTGTAGAACGACTGAGCGGTCCCTTTCTCCGAAGCCAGATCGATGTACTCGTAAAACCACAGGTCGTAGTCGCCACCTTCAAGCAGCACCTGATCAACCAGGTAACTGGCATCGTTCAGGATGAGGGAGAGTAGCGTTGGGTTTAGCTGGTATTCGTATCTGGCGTTTACTGCGAGGGAGGAAGGTATTTTGTCGAGTGCTGATTTGTACGCTTTGCCAATTTTATTCATCCGCCTGGCGAAGTCTTTCATTGCCCGGCGTTCCAGCGCATCGGCCCCGGTCGGGTCCTGATAGTTACGCGGCAGAATCGGTGGCTTCGTCTTCTTCGTCGCCATCCTCTTCTCCTAATGGAAATTCATCGACGTTTTCATAACCGGCAGCTGTGCGAATTTCTTCACGACTGAAGGCTGGTTTTTCTCCGCTCCCCTGGAACGTCTGGTTAATCTCTGCCATGGTTTTGGCATTTGCGAGTTTCTCAGTTCCAGTCTGTTCGTTGAGGTCATCCCAGATAATCGTCTTCTCGCTGACTGCATCAATAATTTTCAGGTCGATGAGCTTGTCACTGAAGTCTTCAATTTCGAATGACAGGTCACCGCGGCGTGACTGGCAGCGACCGTTAAAATACTTCTGATCTTCTGTACTCGAGCGCTCAGCCTGCTGATTGCCAACCAGTATGCGCGCCGGGATGTCTACCCCAGCTGAAGCGGTTTGTAGGTTGACATCGTAAGTAGGCCCAGGGTCTGAAACAGCAGATACCATTGAGGTAACCTGCGCGCCCTGGGTGATCAGGAGTACATCGTTACCAATATTCAGCTCTCTGGCTGCTTCGTTATAGCGCTCCTGAAGCTCATCTACCGATACGCCATACAACGAAGCCAAATTAGAAAAGTCGATGTCCTTTTCAAAGTTGATTGCCTGCTTGTTTGACGCATTCTTCAGGAAGGATTCACCAGACCCGCCCTCCACCTTCTCCAGGCTGACAAAGGCGTTATAAGGCGGTTCAAGGAAGCCAATGGCATCATTCGAGTAGTCGCCCAGGATGAAGACGCGATCGGGATGAACTAATCGCTGATTGGTCCCACCGTTTGGAAGGCTCTCAACGTATTTCCACTGCTTTGGCTGGCCGTAATCTGCCGAATTCTGGTCAGTTACCCACTGATTAACAGTTAAAGATCCAGCCCATGCGATCGTTACCTTTTTGAGTGACTTTCCGCGAATAACTGGCTGATCCCACGATCTGGAATCATTGATGTGCAGCAAGATACCAGCATAGCGACCAACCAGGCGGCGGCGGTCTGCTTCAGCAAAAGCCCGCCATAGGCGCTTTGTGAAAACCTTTTTGGTGTTCTTCTCCCAGGTGGTTTCGTCCTCGCTCTCGTCGGCGTCGTCACCCTCGATAATTTCCGGGTTCGTCTGCCAGCACTTACCCACCAGCTTCTCAACTGCACCGTGAGCGATACCTCCGCGCCGGTACAGGGCGTAGAGGTTTTCGTAGGTTACCTGCTCAGGGAAGCCATATTCGCACCATGCGGAATGACGCTTATTGTCCAGCCCCATTGTAGGCGCCATCAGCCCCATTCGGGCGCGAGCCTTCCGCGCATCGTTCAACGCATGGTTGACGGCGAGAGTTAATTTGTCAGTCATGGATTGTCCGTTAGTGGAATTTAGGCAATAAAAAAGGCCGCCGGAGCGACCTCATATGTATATTTTACGTTCAAGTAAAAATAAATTTCCTTGCAAGAATAGCATCGCAATACATCACTAACTCTTCCGAATATCTGAAACCTTGAAGGTACTTCCCGTGAGTGTCCAAGATATTTTGCCAGCTAGAAACAACTACATCATTTGAATGTAATAAATTTTCTGTGACGAGCCATGCATGGTTACAAGCAGAAAGAAGGTCAGTAAGTTTTTTTATATCATTGGAGTGCTTATCTCGTAGCTCATCAGTATCTAGCTGAGGTGGCATCTGCAAGATCAAGTATTTGTAATCAGCAATGGCTAGTTTAAATGCCATTTTAGCCTTCAATTCATCCTGCTTCTTCCACCTAAACATTGCCCAAGCAGCAATTAACGCAGCGACTGCTGTAGCAATAGCTGACGCAGCAGACCAAAACGTTGCCCATACCACAATTTATTATCTCCATGACAGTGCTGAGGCGAGAGAGTTTACACTGTTATCATGATAATTAACCATCACCTATCTTGTGCGTAAGCGTTTAGGAATCATCATCCCGGCCATTTGGCCCTTACGCTTAATGTGTCCGTCAAGGCTGTAGCGAATACCGTCCCAGCAGTGTTCGTAACCGTCGGCCAATTTCGGCAACACCTCGCCAGTGATGCGGTCCGTTTTGTAAGACCACATGCGGGCCTCTCGCGCCACGTTCTTACAGCGTGGGTGGATAACGATTTCGTCGAAGCCGCGAAGATGCGCGATCCCGTCCTCAACGCTACCCTGCCATTTTTCGGCGGCTGAGATGTTGAAGCCCTGCCGCTTGAGATAGCTGATCGTCTCGGGTCGAGCGGAGTCGGCCTTGATGGGCCAGTCACGCGAACCGGGAATCGTGTCATATAGTTCAGGCATATGGTCTAGCTCTGTCTGCTGACCGTATGCCTCGTATTCGATGTACAGCCGGTTGTGCAGGATGAACGAACGCACCAGCGTGTTAGGGTCTTTGGCGAAACCGAAGTCGGCACCGAAGAACAGGCGATCAGCTTCTTTCCAGAGATTTTCTGAGAACTCGGCGATCCGGTATTTTCCGGCCAGCACCTGTTTATCAGAGTTTTCGAGGTAAGCGCCTTCCCAAACCCACGCGTATGTTGCCGGGTCGAGGCGGCGCTGATCGTTCTGTCGCTCACCTTCCAACACGTCAGGGAACCACGGGTTATCCGTATAGTTCATTTCAACGGTGATGCAGTCGTCTCCAGCCTCTTTGCGGAAACGCTTATCCGTGGCGCTACCGTCGCGCTCCGGGTTCCACGTCACCCAAATCTCTGAGCCTTCTTCACGAACTGTCGGGCTCAGCTTCTGCCAGGCTATTTCGCTGACTGATTCAGCCTCATCTACCCAGCAAAGCAGGATGCGCGCTTTCGACTTGATGCTGTCGAGGTTATGCCGGAGACCGCAGAACACGTAGTTAACGCTCTTGTCGATGGTGCGGATGTACTTCTCGCCGATATCAAAGTTGGAAGCCAGCCAGGGGACAGACAGGATCGCCTGTTTCACCTCCTGCATGCTCGACTCTTCCAGCGAGTTCATAAACTCACGCGCGCAGAGCACCACGCCGCTTTCACCGTTCATCATCGACTGATACGCCTTTACGGCAGTCATCAGTGCGAATGTGCGAGTCTTGGCGCTGCCGCGTCCACCATGCGAGCACCGATAACGCTTATCCACGGCAGTGAACAGTGGCGCAAGTTTCGCTGGGATCGGCAGTTGAACGGCTTCACTCATGCTTTTGGCTCAACGGGTAGTAGCTGGATTATGGTCGGCTGCGGAGTCATGGTTCCATCAGAGGATTTATGGTCAACCGTCTCTTTAAAAGCATTCACGTCAATATGCTTCCCGAGGAGCTCGAGGTTTTTGACTTTATCCGGCCACTTAATTTTCTTGAGAAGTCCGACCATTTCACGCTCTTCCCCGCGGCCTTCAAACATCTCAGCCACATCGAAGCCGCTAAGATATCTCCGCCAGGATGAAGGCCACTCGCTTACTGGCTTCAGACTCATGTCGTCTTTGAGGATGTCGAGCACGTCCATCTGGTCAATCTCAACGAGACGATTCAGGACGTAAGTCGCATTTATACCAACCAGATCATTGCGTTGTGCTTTAAGTTCGGCAATTCTGGACTGGATGTCAGGTTTTGACAGGTTTTCGGACGCAGTGCGGTTAGCTGTCTTTGCGCTGTACCCCGCCCGAATAGCCGCTTGCGTGGCGTTTAAGTCGATGAGGTACTCGCGACAGAACATTTCTTGTTTGTCGGTGAGTGCCATGTTTTATTCCAAAGGATTGAGTATGTCAGAAATTGTTAAACGCTCTTCTAAAAGCGCTGGGGATGCAGGTGAATACTTCATTGCCTATATGCTATCACGCCTGGGAATATCCGCAGCACTAACAACGAGTGGTTCTAGCGCTGTAGATATAATTGCCACTATTGACGGTTCAAAGAGTATCAGTATTCAGGTTAAAGGCTCTTGGGCAAGAAGCCAGCCACGTCAATGGATGGTCGGCAAGCACATGCCTGCTGCCTCCCCTGATTACTTTTACGTGTTCTGCAATATGTCTGAGGATGTAGCCGATAAAAATGCCCCTGAAGTTTTTATCGTTCCGAGCGAAGTTGTCGCAAGCGATTCCACATGGCATCACAGTGCACCACTCTTCAAAATCGGAAAAGGTGAAGATGAAAAGTATCTGGACCGCTGGGACTTTATTCAGTTGGCTCTGGCACATGCTCCATCTTGAGCACGTCATCCGGCGCGAGGTATATCCAAGCGCCATCTCCCTTTGCAACATCAATGAAGCCGTTTAGGATTTAAGGTTGTGATCTGTTCATCAGGCCAACATGCACTTCACCTGATTTTTTTACTGCGATTTGGTAGATGTCGGACATTGAGAGCCTCTTTATCCGCTTAGGTGGATACTGCCATTACGATGGGCCAACCCATGGTGATGGCAACAAAAAACCGCCCGAAGGCGGCTTTATTAGTCACTTAAGCAAGCTCAGACAGGAAGTGCAGCTCGCCATGGATTTCATTGGATTTGTCACCCACGACATTGCCTTTAAACAAGTAAGCCGGACCATGCTCTTCGATGCGCAACTCAAGATCAACCGGAGAGTGTCCATTAAATGCGTTAGTATCGTACTTATTGTGAGGCACCGACTGAACTTCCGCTGTATTACCGCTTAACTTGCCCTTGTAATAGCAAACATAATCGCCACCGTTGATACGGCCATCCCTAACAGTCAGAATTCCGTTTAGCATGCCGTTACGGTTCACATTGGTATTGAAAATGAGCTTATAAATTCCGTCTTTCATAAACACCCCAAAGTTGATCCGCCTTATGGCCATCGAATTATATCATTGGGTCGCATCATTTAGTGTTATGGAATTTTTTTCACTCTATCCGCTTCTATTTTCCTTATCCCCGCCTTATCCAGATTGCACTGCCCCAGCGCCGTATAGAGCTGAGCGTTTAACTCGAGGCTTGCCTGCCATGTGAACGGAACCACCATTCCGGGGATCGGTGTGTCTGCGGTCAGGTCAGCGTTTATCGGCACCACCGGGGCCGGAACGTAAACTGTCTGCGTATTCCCGCAGGCTGTCAGCAGCGGCAGAAGGAACAAGCTGGTTAGCACACGGATCGCCTTCAAGTGCCTGCCTGATGTAGACAATGCGCGTCTCGCCCTTTTTAGCCAGGTCATTCTTTGCATTCTGGGTAGCCTGTGAAATGTCACGGATTAGGTTCATCGTGGTGATCACGTTGCTGGTGATCGCCTCTGATGTGTCTGCCCTGACCGTCGCCTTGTCGCGCTGGTCTTTGTAGGTGATGGCGTTGTCGCGGTAGTGGTTAATCGCCCAGGCCATGGAGACGAGCAGGCAGATAACGACAGCGCAGATGATTGCTGTTAACCGGCTCATTTAACACCTTCCAGGCAGAGCGCCTTTTCTTTCCCTGCTCGAGTTACCAGACCAGGCAGAACCTTGCCGCCTCCCCATACCCAGCGAGGGAACTGGTTGCATGCCGCCGTGATGTCTCCACTTCTGAGAAGAGAGAACATCGTGGAGGTGCGCATGTTCCCACAGCCAGCACGAAACGTTACCGATACAGCTGCTGAGAAAGTATCGTCAGATAGCTTTCTGCCATTCCCGTAACGGTTAACGCAGGACTCAGCATCAAGGATGTTGCGCTCCCATTCGGCTGCGATCTGCTGGTCAGACTTAACGGTGCCAAGCTTCACGCCATGCGTGTTCCCCATACCGTCAGTCAGCACACCGGCCGGGCAGACATATGGATCTCGTCGGCAAGATTCAGCGTTGCCGATTAACTCCAGCCCGCGCTCGTTAGTCCGGACGTGTCCCGCATTCATCACAATAGCGATGATCGTTCCTACGGAGCAGACAATGCCCGCCGCGCCGCTTTTCTTACTCAGTTTCAACTGTGCCACCGGAAATTCTCCGCATTGCCTCCGTAACCACCTCGGCGGCAGCCGGACGATCGGAGTGAGGTTTTTTACCTACATCAGATAAGTAGTTTTCCAGCAGCTGGGTTCGTTTCCTTTCCTCAGCCATACGCTCACGCTCTTCTTTCCGTTTTGCGTAATAGGTTTTTATCGTGAAGAACGCCGATACCAGCGCGCCGATAATAAAAACGTAATCCTGTAGGCTAAGCAAAGAGAACAGACCCAAGGCCGCCGACCACCAGTACGGCAGATCGTGTCCATTTGTTGGGTTCATACGTTGCATTCCACACCTCCGGTTCCGGGGTGCTGTGTGGTAGTTGGGAAAAGGCCGTCAGACACGATAGCTACGTGGCATCTGGAATTGATTGTCTGCGGCCTGAATAAAAAACCTGGCGACAAGCCAGGAAGATGAGGGTAAGGCAATGTCGGCTCTCTGGCCGAAGGGTCCCAGGTAGTGGGTTTGGGTCGCCCGTCTGGATTAGAACCAGCAATCATCCAATTATGATTTGGGAGCTTTACCGCTTAGCTACAGGCAAATAAAAAGGCCGCCTAAGCGACCTGTCTGTTGAATTGCACCTTCACCACATTTTGAGCCCACGTAAAAAGCCTCTTAAGCCTTTAGCGTGCCTCCTGTAATGCGATGTGCACTCATCAATGACATCATGAGCTGACACAAAACGAAGTGACTTGCTACCAACCTCTTTGTGCACTTTGTTTATGACGTTAAATATTCGAACACTAAAAGCATCATCCACCTTTCTGATTTCGTAACGATAGGTGATGTTGTTAGTGCCGCCAACGTAAAGCTGGAAGTTCTTCATGATGAGGCCTCTCTGTTTTAACTGGAGGCCACATTTTACATAAGTAAAAAATGATTTTTAACTTTTAACGACCACTTGGTTTACAGAAAGCACAAAAAACAAAGCCCCGCACGATGGCGGGGCTCTCAATTCTTTGTCGACCTACGAAGCTATGGCGACGATATCAGATTTACATGAAATATATGCGTTTCAATCCAGTTTTGCAAGACTTACGTCGTAATTTGTCGCCTTTTGTTGTGAACGTGATCGCGTTACCTGCAATAAAGCCCCGCTATCCAGGCGCAGGAAAATACGGCGTATCTCAACCCAGCGATCTGTAAACGTCTCTGACCAGTTCTTTGCCGTTACACCCACCAGCTCCGCTAGCTTCTGGTATTCGTAAGTCTCTCGCCCGGCCAGCTCCGCTTTGACGTCCTGAGCCGCCAGCCAGATAAGCGTCTTCAGGCGCTCCATCGTCTTGCCGGCCACCCTCTTCGCGCCGAGCTGCGCGGTGAATTCTGCCCACGCCCACTGAGTGATCACCACCTGGTGCTCGAAGCGGATGTTCTCGCTGTAGTTCCACAGCAGCCACGCTTTCTGGTGGTCTTCCAGCGACAGGACAGCGCGGCGCCAGGATGCGGTCACGAACTCAACCGGGCCCACTAGCGCGATAGACGAGCCTTTAGCGCGGGACTGACTGCCGCTCATCGCCGGGCCGTCAGGGTTAACTTTCCGGCCGGTGACCGGGTCAGTGATTTTCTTACGTCCCCGGCTGCGCGCTGTCGCGGTGAATTGCGCGTTCTCGGCGAAAGCTACCAGCTGCCCTTTCGTCGCCCCGCTCAGATCTGCGGTCGCCACAATGAGCTGCTGACGTACGTATTCCAGTTGCTGACTGTTCATGCGGCTTCCTTATGTGGCTGGTTGGTTTTGGTCTGGCTGTGCTTTGCTACTGGCGACAGGCTGGCGCGCTTAACGCTTTCAGCCTGGTACCGGACTATCTGCTCTCTGGTCATTTCCGCTCCTCCATCACCCCAAGGAACGGCCACGACACTAAGCAACAGCATGCCCATATCCCAACCTGCAACGCCAGGGTCATACGGCGACCAAGGTACATTTCCCGAAGCTTTTCGCAGTAGGCTGCAAGGTTTGCGAAAGACGGAGTGTTTTTGCTGCATTCAGCCAGGTAAGCGAACCCACCCGCACTCTCAAGAACCCCGAGTTGTTCAAGATCGCTGGTCAGCGTAAGCAGGTCTATCTTCGAACCGGATTCGTTGAGTCGCTTATATGACCGCAGAGCCACTTTGTGGGGCGTTGCTGTGAAGTGGTCCTCAGTCAGCATCGGTAGCCATGTCGGCGCCATCTGCGCGACCTGCTGCAAGCATTATTCCGCCGATGACGGCCTGCTCAACGTACAAATCGATAAAACGGCTCATGCTTTCACTCCCTTGCGCTCACGGTGCTCGTTGATGGCCTGCTCGTAGACAGATCCCCAGTTCTTCGGATTCAGTATCCAGTCGAGAGTCAGCCATGGCTGATCGCCTCTGGTGCCAAACAGGGAAGACTTGCTAATCAGCTCGAAGGCCATTCCCATGTGCTTCAGTTCGCGCCAGTTGCCCTGGGTGGTTTTGCCGTTCCACACAGCTTCGAGGTCTCGATAGGCTGGGCGGCGGCGGTTCCACTCATGCAGAGAAACAGCCTTAGACGGGAATTTTTCATTCCAGAGCTTGATGATCTCTTCGTGCGGACAGGCTGCCGGATTGCTTCCCTGACCATCTGCCCATATCAGGGCGTCTGACAGGTATCCATCAAAGCGGGTCATACGGCACAGGTTCTCTGGCTTGAAGCTGTGACCCCAGTTCACATGGGCCCAGCGGATAACCAGTTTCAGCTCTTCAGCGGTGTAGCACTGGTCTTTGCTCTTCACCGTGGAGAGAGCTTTCTCAAAAGGTGCCAGCGCAGCACAACGACTACCCGTTAGCTCGTTGAAGTAATCCATCACCTCCTGAGCGAGTGAGTTTTCCCCCTGGGGGGATTTAGGGGGATCTTTTCTTTCTTTCTTTTGAATAGTTTCTTTTGTGTTTAGCTGAGTTGGCTTATGGGTATTAGCTGACTTGGCTAATGTTTCATTAGCTGTTTCGGCTAATGATTTGCCATTTTGGCTAATGCTGAAATTCCAGTCAGAAATCACCTTATTCACCCCGATCGCAAGGCCGTTGGTAACGATGATGTTCATCGCAATCATCTCGTTCTTGGCCTTGCAGACATGCGTATGGTGAATGCCGGTCATTGCTGCAATCTGGGTATTTGTAATGCGGTCAAACTTTTTCCCGAACCCGTAAGTTTTGCGGATCACCGCCAGAACGACCTTCAGCTGGCGAGCCGTTAAATCAGCAGCCATAACCGCTTCCAGCAGCTCGTTAGCGATGCGGGTATACCCATCATCGATATCTGCCACCTGACGCTCCACGACCGTTACAGACGGTCTGAAAGGTATTACTTTTGCGAGGCTACCCACGGCCACTCTCCTTACGTTTCAGCTCTTCCAGGATGGCGCGCATCTTCTCTGCCACAATCGGGTTAACCGAGCGGATGAAGCGGTCGCGGGTAATGTTTTTATGTACAGCGGTATGGAAATAGCGTGGTTTTTTTGCCATTATTCCTCCTGCAATGAGTGCACACGATTTGCATTTGAAGGCCAGTTCTGTTCGCGCAGACTGGCTTTCGCCATTTTTGATACTTCCCATCACATAACTCCCGGCGCCATAGCGGCCAGACTTGTCACCACCGCGGCGATTGATTCAGTGGGCAGAAAGCGCAGAAGTGCTTCAGCAGCTTCTCTCACCTCTTTCTCAAGGCGTTGTATCGGCTGACCAAGTAACTTCGCCTGATGCGCTTCAGTGCACTCTTTCATGGCCTCGGCTATCAGTTCGGCCTCAGTCTTTGCGACCAGACCGAACTCTCTCGCCACTTTCTCGTTATCCCGCGCCATCACGTCGATAATGACGGGGATCAGTAGCATCAACCCCTTGTCGTTCTTCGGGCCCGGATCGTTAATCATCCGGAAGAAGTTCTGCTTCGTGTTGTGTTCAGAACCTGCCAGTAACAACCCCTTCCCGCCGCGCGCCAGCCACTCTTTCGCAACCAGCTGAGAAATGTGAACCTGAGACTGGCCCGGCGTAGCTTTTTGCCAGGCCTTAACTGCCTCCCGTATTCGAATTAGCTTACGGTTATTACGCGGAACACTTTGATAAATCGAAATCAACGGACGTTGTTCAAGTCCGGTACTCTGTTGATACGCAAGTGAATGCATTGCTTTCCCTTTCGTGGTTAGGGCCGCCAATCAGGCGGCATTATTTTTTGGTGGAAACAACGCATCGAGAGATGTATTGCTCCCCAGCTTATTCATCGCGTCAACCAGGCGGCGGCACGAATCCAGGTCTGGTGCTCGTATGCCAGCTTCATAGTTAGCAAGGCGTGACTGGTTCCAGCCGCACGAACCTGCTAACTCTGATTGAGTGATGCCAAGCTTCTTACGTTCGTTGGCGATATTGTTCATGCTGATCCTTTCAAGAATGGTCACTCAGCATCATTAAACACAATTCGTGATTATTAATCAACACAATTCGTGTAAAGCTTTTTAACACGGCGCGTGATACAAAATGAGAATGAATAGAATCGAAGATATAGCGGGCCGCATTAAGCGACTTCGCGAAGATAAAGGGCTGTCACAAAAGGCTCTCGCAGAGCTTTGCGGGTGGGCCTCGCAGTCACGCATAGGGAATTACGAATCAGGCACCAGGAGCGTTAGCGTTGATGATGCAACTGTAATAGCTAAGGCGCTGGGGGTTGCGCCTGCCGAGCTGCTTTTTGGCGATGACTACAAAGGCCCTTACAAGCCAGGTGATAAATACCCAGTTATAAGCAAGGTGCAGGCAGGAGCATGGTGCGAAGCTGTTGAGCCGTACACCCTTAAAGATATCGACCTTTGGCTTGAATCAGATGCTCACATTCAGGGGGAGGCGTTCTGGCTGCAGGTTGATGGTGACTCAATGACAGCACCGGCGGGTCTTAGCATCCCAGAAGGAACCTTTGTCCTCTTCGATACTGGGCGCGAGGCAATCAACGGCAGTCTGGTAATAGCAAAGCTATCCGATTCGAACGAGGCAACATTTAAGAAGTTAGTGATCGACGGTGCGCAGAAGTACCTGAAGGGTTTAAATCCACAGTGGCCATTGGTAGCGGTGAATGGTAACTGTCGAATTATCGGTGTTGCTGTAGAGACGAAGATGCGGCTGGTGTGATAGTGATCATCATTCTCAGTGATTGATGAAAATCATCATAAAGTTTGTGTTCATTCTACCGATTTTATGTATATTCATAATGTGCGCGCGATATAGAGATGTTTCCAGTCAAAGTCAATTAATACATTGCTAAATCGTGCTTATTGAGCGGAAATCGTCCAATTCGCATTGAAAAACGGTTGGAGAGATCCTATATAAGGAGTATAGTTAGTGACCCAAAACGTACTGCCAATCAATCAGCGCCTCCACGATCAGGCTGTTGATGAGTTCAATCGCCTGCATGGAACAATGATTGGCGAAATTAGCGCAATGTTGAAAACCGCTAAAGTGGCACCTCTGGTAGACCTTCGCAAGAAGGATCCAACGTTTTCAAATGTTGTCGCAGAATTGAGAATGTTCCGAGATGTGTGTTGTGCCCTTGCGCCGCACTTTCTCGTGGACAAAACTGGCGAAATCGCTGACATCGACAAGTTACTAACACTGGCTAATGACCTGGCTCAAGCCATCGACGCTGATGACCCTGACGCACTATGCGCAGCTATAGCAGCCCTTGATGTAGAGCCTTATATTTAATGAGGGGATCAAAATGACTAAAGAGTTTGACTATGCTACCGTAAGTAAGCTTTTGGCTGAAATGCGCGGATGTGTAGAGCGCGTTCAAAATCTACGCCGCGACTTTGAAGCTCGAATCAGTCATTCACAAAAAGCTGCCTGATTTTTAAATCAGATTTGTAAAGACCCGGCCACCGCGCCGGGTTTTTTATTGCCCACCCATAAAGCTATCTGCCATTCTGCCGATAACTATCCAGCCTGAAGCTGATAACAATAACTATCGCAACACTACCTGCCCGCCCGTGCGGGCTTTTTTATTGCCCTTTCCGCACTATCTCAGCTGCATCCCTGTTCACACCCTTCCCTATCACGTTTCCTGTTTCCTTCCGGTACTGCTCCAGCTTGTCGATGATGTTTTGCTGGGTCATAGGTAAATCTGCCAGTGACAACTCCATGACCGCCCGCCCCATCGCCTGAATTTTCATGCTTATACGCTCTTCATCCAGAACCATGCACATCCCTCCTGCTGTTTTTTTAAGCGTAGCACTGGTATTTAAAAAAATAAATTCCCTTTCAAATCAGCAACAACACGCTTTGTTGTCATCATTAATCACAATTCGTGTTGACCAATAAAACACAATATGTGATTATCCACCCATCGAAACGAAACATCGACAGCTGAGCGAAGTTAGCCAGCGGCGGACAGCAAGTCGCCTGCTCATTAAGAATTCAGTCAAGCAGCAAATCACCCGGAGCGCTCCTGGCAAATTGAAATGGCGCCCAATGGGATTGAGGCAGGTGTGTAACGCGTG